ACAAGAAATGGTTCGCTATGCTGCTCAAGGCGTCTGAATCAGGCATCATTCCGAAGGACGAGCTGCAAGACCTGAAGGAAGGCATGACTGAGGACGCATACCAGCAGGAGTATGAGTGCAATCCAAACATTGGTCGACCCGGAGCTATCTACGCGAGGGAAGTCACCGAGGCAGAGGCCGGGGGCAGAGTGATACCATTCAGCCCAGATGGCGGGGCATTGGTTCACACTTCATGGGATATTGGATCCCCGGAGAATACGTCTGTGATCTATTTCCAGCGGGTAGGCATGGACATCAGGATCATCGACCACGACAAGGGTATCCGGCTCACCACGGGGCAGCGTGTGGCGCACATGATGGCCAAAGGCTACAACTACGGGAACCACTGTCTGCCTCATGATGCGGGATCCCTCAGACCTGGTGGATTAACATTCGTCGAGGAACTTTCAAACGCTGGTTTGAATAACGTGATGGTTATTCCCAAGACGACTGACCCAGAGCGCAGGATCAACAGGATGATGGAGCTATTCCCAAACATCTGGTTCAACAAGCCAAAGACTGAGGGGCTGCTTGAATCCCTAGAAGCGTATCATCGCAAGATCGATCAAAAGACTGCCACAGTCGAAAATAGAGTCGTGCATGATTGGGCGAGCCATGACGCTGACGCATTCGGGTACATCTCTGAGGCAGAGCAGGCAGGCATGATACCGCGGAACCAAGCAAGGCTAGGCAAGGGCGGCAATGTGGAAGTAACCAAAGGGGTGCGATTTGTGCCGGATGAGGACTTCCCGGAAGAAAAAGTGAGAGTGGAGCGGAAAGTCCAATACAACAAGATCAGGGTAAAGAGATGAAACCAGTAGAGAAGGCAGCTAGAGTCTACCAGCAAGAGCCATGCGGCAGGACATTCAGCAAGGATTTAGAGGCACACTTGCTGCACGGCATAGTATGCAATACGCCAGAGTCATTCGTCATGGCGCGGTATGTCATGCGGGGCTGGGACTATGATCAGGTGTGCGATAGCCACTACAATCCAACCAACTTCAAGAACCATGACTGTCTGCACGTATTCCTAGCGGCTGGTGACCTTAAAGATTTCTTTACTTTCCCTCACAAATCTGTCAAATGGGTGTCCTTTGAGCGAGGCAACAAGCTGCGCTACTATCCATACGACCAACTAAAAGAGCTATGCACACATTCGATTATTCCCCCGATGAGCTACCATGTAACATCTTCGGAGCTAACGGTAAGTTGACGAGGCTGCACAAGTTCGGGAAGCCGAAAGCACCACCAGCACCAGCACCACCACCACCACCAGTGCGGGAGAGCAATCGGCATATAGCCAAAGAAAATGAATCGACTCGCAGCAAGCAGAAGAAAAGGAATGGCTATGAATCCACAGTAAGACCTGGATCGCTGCTCGGCAGTAATGACGAAAGTTCAAAAGGCGGCAAAACTCTTTTAGGTTAAACCATGCCAGCAAACATAGAGAAGCTGTGTGAGCGCAATGATGCGCTAAAGAGCGAGCGATCCACATGGGATTCTCTCATGCAAGAGCTAGGGGAGGTAGCCTGCCCACGGAAAGCCGAGGTGGTCACTCAGTCAACTAAGCCTACAGCCGACAAGGAGAGCCGCATTTACAATTCGACCGCCATCCAGTGCAATATGACACTGGCACACGGGCAGCTAAGCTACGCCATGCCATTCAGTGAGCGTTGGTTCGCCACGGAACCACGTCACACGGACGATGACAAGGCGATCAAATGGTATTCCAAAGCAGGCGAGATCATGGCAGCAGGCATCGGGAACAGCAATTTTTATACTGAGATGCACGAAGCTTGCTTGGATCGAGGAGGATTCGGCCTTGGCACAGTAGGATGCTTTGAATCAGTCACGTCACCATCGGGGCTAATCTTCGATGCCCTTTCAGCGGGGAGCTACTCAATCGCAGAGAATAGCGAGAAGCTAGTTGATACAGTATTTCGTGAGCGAGAGTTCACAGCCATACAGATGGCTCAGGAGTTCGGGGAAGATGTCTTACCGGAGAAGGTGAAGAAAGCACTCTCCGACGATTCTAAGCGAAACATCCAGAAGTTCACTGTCATTCACGCAGTCTATCCAAGAGAAGACCGAGACACGCTGAAGCTGGATTCCGCAAACATGGATACAGCATCGTGCTGGTTCATGCCATGCTGTAAAACCCTACTCAGAGAAGGTGGATTTGATGGACAAGTTTATTTCTCATCGCGCTATCTGCGATGGGGCAAGGAGGTCTACGGATGGTGTCCAGGCTGGCAGGCATTGCCTGTAGCTAGGCAACTCAACGTATTGGAGAAACTAATGGATGGGATGGCAGAAGTGGCACTGTATCCACGTATGCTGATTCCGTCCACCTTGGATGGTGTCGTCGGGCTAGGAGCCGGAGATGTCACGATCTACAATCCATTCCAGAATGCTAAGCCGGAGATGTGGGGGACTGATGCGCGGTATGATGTCGGGGTCGACAGGATGCAACGCAGAGAGCAGGAGATTAAAGATGCGTATCACTACGATCTTTTCCGCATGTTCACAGCCGAAACCAAGCAGATGACAGCGAGGGAAGTCATGGAGCGAGCAGCAGAGAAGCTGGTTTTGTTTTCTCCCACCTTCGTTCGTATGCAAGAGGAGTGGCTTCAACCGATGCTAGATCGAGTGTTTCGCATCTACATGAGACAAGGGAGATTTCCAGAACCACCACCAAGCGTTTTATCTCAAGATGAGAGGGGTATCCATATTCCGCCACCAAGAATCATGTTCACCAGCCGGGTAGCTCTAGCAATCCGATCCCTGCAATCATCAGGATTCATGAACTTACTTGAGACACTGCAACCAATGCTGGCAGTTGATCCAAGTGCGCGTCATGTAGTCAACGTATCACAAGCCGCACAAGGGCTAGGACGTAACTTTGGAGTGCCGGAAGAGTGGATGGCGACCGAAGACCAATATCAACAACGTATGCAGGCAGAGCAGCAAGCAGCCGCCGAAGCCCAGCAAGCGGAGATGGCCAACCAACAGATCCAGACAGCATCGAAACTCAAGCCAGAGCAGATCGAGGCAGTAGGCGCGGCAATGGGCGGGTGATGACACCATAAACTTACAACCAACACACTGACACTATGCAACAATGCGATGACGACGACATCGAGGACTCCAACGTAGCTGCGAAGCTGAAAGAGAAAGGAATGACCCTACAATACAGGCGGGAAGCAAGAGCATTCAAGCGATTGTTTAATAGTCCTGACGGCAAGATCGTCATGGATGCAATCAAGCGCGACATCAACTGGGATGGCTCAGGCTCAAACTATTTACAAGATGACCCGATAATTAGGGTGGAAGAGTGGATCGGACAGCGAGCCGTGGTAACTTCAATCATCGAAAAAATCTCTCACGGTGCAATGTTCACCCGTGAGGAAACTGAAAACACACCAACAAACTGACAAAACCATGGAAACATACATGATTGACGAGAAGGGTAAGCTCATGCGTAAAGGCGAGCATATCGGAGACGTGAGCGAAAAGGGCGACCTAAAGCTACATGAAAAGCACAAGAATTACCAAGGGGCTGTAGCTCGATGGGTTCGTGAGAAGCAAGATGAAGAAGAAGAAGCTCAAGAGACAGCAGCAGCTAAACCACCAGCAACAGAGGCAGAGAAAGAAGCTGACGATGTGAAGGTGATGCAGGCGGCTCGTATTGCACAAGCATCTGTCTCGGTATCGCACAAGAATGACCTGGCACACGCTGAAAACACCAAAGGATGCCCACTTCCGCCAAAGAAGAACCCGCAATTTGCGGAGAAGACCCCGGCATACGTCGAGTGGCTAGAGAAATACTACCATGAGAAGTTCCTAAAGCTGTTCAGGGTTAAGGGCAAAGGCAAACGCCCCATCCTAAAGCAAGATGCTAATGGCATCGATGAAGTCGTAGGATACGAGGAATGCTACATTGCAGACCGGAAGTGCCATCTGACAGAAAAAGGCGGGGTAGATGCTAAGCTATCGGAAGACATGGACTGGGACGCATAACCACTGATCATCATGAAAAGATATGAATTTAACGTGCTTCGGAATGAAGCAGGAGATGAAGGAGATGGCGGCGGTGACTCCGGGGACTCCGGTGTAGAACTGAAGCCAGAACCAGCGGCAGAGCCAACACCCGGCTCTTTAGTCGAAGGTGAACCAGTGGCGAAACCAGATCCAGCAACAGCAGAACCACAGCCTAAGCCTACGCAGGCAGGGCAAGTGAACTACCGCGATTTGATTGGGGAAGATGGTAACTTCAAGGAAAACTGGACAGAGAACCTGCCAGATCACCTGAAGGATAAAGCCAGTCACTTCTCAAAATACAAGTCGATGCAACACGCTCTAGAGCATACGCATAACTTGCAGCAGCTTCTAGGCAAGAAGTCTGATGCTATGGTGATTCCGGCGGCAGATGCCCCAAGAGAAGAATGGGATCCTGTATTGCGTAAGCTGGGCGTTCCTGAGACTCCAGAGGACTATGGACTCAAGGCTCCAGAAGGGCTTCCAGAAGGCGTATCCGTCGATGAGGAGGAGTTGAAAGGCTTCGCTTCAATGGCTCATGAGATCGGGCTGACAAAGGCACAAGTAGCCAAGCTCCAGGAGTATGACGTAGAGCGATCATCCAAGAATGTAGAATCATCGGCAGAGCAAGCGGCTGTCATAGAGACTAAGCATTTTGCAGAGCAAAAGCAGATTCTCCAGAAGGAATGGGGGACAGGACAGCAATTCACCGAGAATGCTGAGATGGCTCGTCGTGCTGCATTAACCTTTGGACTATCCAAAGAGGAAGTGCAGGACTCACCACTGATGCGTAATGCTACGTTCGTGAAGCTCATGGCCAACGCGGGTAAAGCAATGTCAGAAGACAAGCTAGTAGCTGGCGGAGGAGAACACAGCGATGGAGGTCTTAAGGCAAAAGCTAAGTCTATCATCAACGACAAATCCAATCCGGACTATGAAAAGTATTGGAAGGGCGACCCAGATACTGTAACTAAAGTTCAAGGCTGGTTGGCAAACGGCTAATTTTATTCGGTGCTAAATCCCTCTGTCTGTATGTGGTATTACAGGCAGGGGGTTCTTTTTTTCTTGCAGGGGATAGGACTAGGTGACACGTTTCTGCTGACGTTATGAAAAAAACACCTAAAACCAACCAATTATATGAAGCCTGAACCGCTAGAAACTCCGCCATCGCCACCGCCGGAATATAACGGTTGGCAAGATAGTCCTTCATGTGACCCTCAGATGCTTGCGATGGTTCCCCGCGTGAAAATACTGCCAGGACAAACTGCATATCCTCCAACCATGATTCGGGGGATATTTGGGTTCGTAAAGAAGCCATGTGAGTGGGTGTCCGAAACGGCGCGAAGAAATCCCGCCCAAATAGAAAACTTTCCCGCCGTTCCCAGCACCGTCTTGTTAGGCGTTGCGCGGTGGAAAAACAAGAAAACATAGGAGATAGAACCCCATGAAAAACGAAACAAAAAAGAAACTGGAAGCGGCAATCGTCGCTTGTGCCGAAAAAGCCGCCAAGTCCGAAACCACCGCGCTCGACGCGATGCAATACACACAAGCGGTGGTGAACGCCTCAAATGCGATCATCGGCTTGGAAATTAACACCCGTCAAAAAGGCTAAGCTGTGATGGCGGAGAGGTCCAATCCCTCTTCGCCTAACGCTGAGGTGATGTACCCCGAAACGAAG